AGCCTTGGGAGATCGTGTACGACAACCAAGGCGGCCACAAGAAATTGGACAATGACGGTTTTATCGGGAAGATTTGCCGTGTGCATAGGCCGACACAGCCCTATAATGGCGAGTCGAAGACGATAGAGAGCGTGTTCGGACGGTTTCAGATGCAGGTGTTGCACCAGGACTGGCGGTTTACGGGTCAGAACGTGACGGCGAAAAAAGCGTCGAGCAAGCCGAACGTGGAGTTCATTGAAGCCAACAAGGACAGTCTGTATACTCTGGAAGAACTGAAGGCGGCCTACGCCGCAGCGCGGAAGCAGTGGAACGAGGGCAAGCACCCCGCCACTGGCGAGCGACGGATAGACATGTATAACAACAGTGTGAACGATGAGACCCCCGAGGTGACGGTACACGACATGGTGGATATGTTCTGGGTGTTCGCGAAGCGCATGGCGACCTTCACGGATGCCGGTCTGCAAATCACCATCAAGGGTCAGAAGAGGCAGTACGAAGTGTTCAGTACGCCGGGCGTTCCCGACCATGAGTGGCGACGGGCGCACACGTACGAGCAGTTTGTGGTGGCTTACGACCCCTATGACTACGCCAGCATCAGATTATACACGAAAGGAGCGGACGGGAGTCTGCGGTTTGAGCGTACGGCAGAACCGTATATCGTCATCCACAGAGCGTTGCAAGACCAGCAGGCGACCGACGATGCCAAGTTTATCAGGCAAGAACAGGAAGCCAATCTGCAAGACCGCGTGGAGCGCGTGACCGAAGGAAGAATCATTGCCGCCGAGCACGGCATGGATGCCGAGCAGCAGGGGTTGAGAAGTCCGAAGTTGAAGGGTGCGCCCGCAGAGGTGCAGCGTCAGATAGACTGGCGTGTGGCGAAATACTCGCAGTCGGCCGAGCCCTATTTGCTTGGCAAGCGCACAAAGGCGTTGAGCATGGCCGACTGGTGGGAAGAAAAATCAGAGAACGAGAAAGAGGCCGAGCGCAAGTTGGCCTCGAAGTTATAAACCATAAAAAACAGATATTATGAACGAGAAACAGAAGGAAGCGATAAGAGAAGCGTTGCGCCAGTATGTGGCCAAGTACCCGAGCCAAAACAAGGCAGCCGCCAGTCTGGACGGTACGAGTGCCGGTACGGTGAGCACCATCCTGCAAGGCAAGTGGGAGAACGTGAGCGACGAGATGTGGAAGAAGATAGCCTCTCAGGTAGGCACGGCAGCCCCCGGATCGTGGCAGACGGTGGAGACCACTGCGGCAAAGGAAATGGCCTACGCCATGACGGACGCGCAGGAATGGAAGAACGTGACATGGGTGGTGGGTGAAGCCGGATGCGGCAAGACCACCGCCGCCAGACTGTACGAGCGGGAGCACACGGGCGCATACTATGTGCTATGCTCGGAGGACATGCGACGGAGCGATTTTATCCGTGAGGTGGCGAAGAAGATAGGCTTGAAGACTGACGGCATGACGCTGCGAGAGATGCTGGACGCGATTATCGGCCAACTGATACAGACCGAGAATGCGGTGCTGCTCTTTGACGAGGCCGACAAGTTGACCGAGCGAGTGTTCCACTACTTCATCGACCTGTACAATAGGTTGGAGGACAAGTGCGGCATGGTGTTTTTCTCCACCTCGTATATCAAGCGACGTATGTCTATGGGCCTCAGGTATGACAAGAAGGGGTATAACGAGATACATTCGAGAATCGGGCGCAAGTTTTTTGAGTTGGAGCACACCAGTGCGAACGACGTGTATGCGATATGCGTGGCCAACGGTCTGACCGACCGCAAGGGAATAGCCGAGGTGGTGAAGGACGCGGAGCGATATGACTTCGACCTTCGGAGGGTGAAGAAAGGCGTGCACAGAGTGAAGCGTATGGGCGCTTGAACGGTTGCTGAACGGTGTTCAACGAGTGTTTGAAACGACGATGAAAAGAGCGATAAGTGTGACGGAACTGCTGTCGATGAAGAAGCAGACGTACAAGTTGAGTGACGAATGGCGTGCGGCCTTCGGCGAGCCCGAGAGGAACGGCGTATGGTTTGTTTGGGGCAGGAGCGGAAGCGGCAAGACCTCGTTTGTACTGAAACTATGCAAGGAACTCTGCCGTTTTGGCAAGGTGGCTTACGACAGCCTTGAGGAAGGGTCGAGCCTGACGATGAAGAACGCCTTTGTGCGAGCCGGTATGCAGGACGTGGCGAGGCGCATGGTGCTGCTGGACGGCGAGAGTATGGAAGACCTCGACAAGCGATTGCAGAAAAGAAAAAGCCCGGACGCGGTGGTGATTGACTCCTTCCAATACACCCAAATGGACTTTACGGCCTATCTGGCCTTCAAGTCGAGGCACCCGAACAAACTGCTCGTGATTATCAGCCAGGCCGACGGCACGAGGCCGAAGGGCCGGACTGCGGTGAGCGTGATGTATGACGCGGCACTGAAGATATGGGTGGAAGGGTATCGGGCTATATCGAAAGGAAGGTTTATCGGCGACAAAGGGTATTATACCATTTGGAAGGAGCGGGCCGAAGAGTACTGGACAAGTAACCAAAAAGAGTAGAACAATGGAAAGATATAAAGACGGCGACACGATATACATATTGTTGACGAAGATACAAGCCGAGAGCGTATTGACCGAGTGGCTTGACGGCAACCACCAGTGCGACCTGCATGTGCGGCGGAGCAAGAAGACGAAAGGCTGCGTGATAGTGGAGACGCTTGACCCGTTTTGGGCGGCGCGGATAATAGACTGGTGCGGCTGTCAGAAAGTGGTGTATAAACATAAACAATGAAAGGAGAGCGAGTGATGAACGAGACAATGGAAAAGATAATGAAGTATGCACGGCGCGCCATGAGCGGCTATGGTGGCGATGACCGTTACATCATGTGCGAGGAGTTGAGCCGCCGCATACAAGAAGAAGGCCGCGCCGCGCTGATGCAGGAATATTCGCTGGGCGGAAGCGACGGCGAGCAAATATTTTAACAATAACCCCCAAAAAGAATAGAAAGACGATGAAGACAATGGAAGAATTGAAACAGTGGTTGCACGGTGTGAACGAACGTCGCCGTGCGCGTAACGCCCAGCTGCGCCATGCGGCGTTGGTGCGTGAGAGCGAGACAGCGGTGCAAGCCCGCGAGTTTTGCGGCGAGGTGTACCTATGTGTGAACAACGAGCCGATATTGCCCGCCGACGGTCTGACATGGGACCTGCCCACGTCGCTGGCCATAGCGCGCGAGTCGTGGCTGAAATGGAAAGAAAGGGAGGCGAGCTATGGTCGTTGCAGATAACTACGGGCGTTTTTTCGGGCTGTTGAAGCGCATGCCCGAGGCCGACAAGGACGTGCTGGTGGACCAGTTTACCAACGGCAGGACAACGCACCTGCACCTGATGACGCGCCAAGAATATGACGTGATGTGCTCGGAAATGGAGCGCGTGTCGGGTTACGGCGAACGTTTGTCGGCGCGGCGAGCAGCCTTGCGTAAAGCCCGCAGCGGCGCGTTGCGGCAGTTGCAGCTATGGGGCGTTGACACGGCCGACTGGGAAAAGGTGAATGCCTTTTGCACGTTGCCCCGCATAGCCGGCAAGACATTTCGCGAACTCGACTGCGACGGGCTATACGCCCTGAACCGCAAGATGCGGGCCATGATAAGAAAGCGCGCGGAGCGTGGCTTGCAAACAAAATGAGAGACCCATGAACATATATATGAACTTTAAAAACAAAAAGACAATGGAAGAGAAAAAGAAAGTTGTGAACCTTAACGGTATGAGCAAAGAAGAGAAGGCCGCGTTGCTGACCCAGTTGCAGACCGAGGCAAGAAACGACCGTCTTGCGCGCCGTGAGACCTACGAGTCGTTGCGCGGCCAGTTTATGCGCGACGTGCAGATGCGTGCCGAGAGTTTGGCGAGCGTTGTAGGCACGTTCAAGGACTGGCTTGATGACGAGGCCACGGCCTTCACGAAGATAATGCACGAGTATGGTGCGGTGCGGAGCACGTCGCAGCAGAGCTACACGATATGCGACGGCGACTTCAAGTTGGAGGTGAAATGCAACAAGGTGAAACGCTTTGACGAACGCGCCGACATGGCCGCCGAACGCCTTGTGGAATATTTGAAAGGCTACATGGAGCGCAGCCAGAACGGCACTGATGACCCGATGTATCAAATGGCGATGACGCTATTGGAGCGCAACAAGGCCGGCGACCTCGACTACAAGAGCATCTCGAAGCTGTATGAGTTGGAAGACAAGTTTGACGGCGAGTATGGCGAGATCATGGCGTTGTTTAAGGAGTCGAACGTGGTGCAGACCACGGCCCTTAACTACTATTTCTCGAAGCGTGACCCCGACACGGGTGTATGGCACAGAATAGAGCCGAGCTTTTGCAGGCTGTAAGAAAAAGACCAATGCAAAGACTGGACTGACCCATTAGTGAATTAGCGATTATTGTTATTTTGGAAATGAGGCTGCCTTGCACGCGAGTGTAGGGCAGCCTTTTTGTATGTATTGTGCGAGAAAATGAGTAACTTTGCAGTTATGGGTAAAGGTAGGGACAAAGGACTGATAGCGGCTCGCGACCAACGTGTTTTTGAGCGGTATTACTATTGGACGGAGGTGAAGAGGCTTCGTTTCGATGATGCCGTGAAGAAGCTGAGTGAGGAGGAGTTTTTTTTGAGCGAGAGCCGCATCCTGCAAGTTGTGCGCAAGTGTATCAGTGAGGGCGCAACGGTAGAGGGCAAGACGATTGCCCGCCCTATGTTTACCGGTTTCAGAGTATCTACCACTCCTCGCCGAAAGGCCGGAAGGCGACCTGAGGCGAAACCTTCAGCTTGCGCCCGACAACTGGAGTTGTTTGCGGAATAGGGTCGTAAACGGGAAGTGTATAGACGGTATCGTAGACCTTGATGCCGTGGTTGTAAGTATAGAATTTTGATGTGACGCGTATCATCTCGCCCTCATCGGCGGGGCGGTAGCCTTGCAGGGCATGGTGGAGCTGCTCTACCAGGTCGTGGCGTGTGGCAATGGCCTCGACGGTGCCGGAGGCGTAGTGGGTGTCGTCGTAGCAGTCGATGAGGAGACGGACGTTGATTTTGGCCGTGCCCTGCTGTGAGAGTCGTGCGGTGTTGGTCCATTCCACCTCGGGCGTATCGATGAGGACGGCCGGGAAGGTGAGTGGGTAACGGTCGATGTTGTCGTTGTCGAGGGCTTCGAGTTGTCCGCAGTCCTCGTCGACCATGGAGAGCGAGGGGACGTAGTCCTTGATGTGGCTAATGAGATGTAAGAGCAGAGATTCCATTTTTTATCCTTTCTATTGATTCGTTGATGAGCCGGTTGATTTTTTGTGTGAGTTCTTTGGAGTCGCCGATGAACTGCCGCTTAGGGATGTGCGCCCGAACGTTGAGCCGCTGCTTCTTGGTGAGGGCAATGGCGCGCCACTTGGCAGCCTCTTCGGGTAGGTCTTTGGAGAGTTTGCCTTTGGAGCCGGATAGCGAGTAGGCCATGTGCCATGCGTAGCGACGGAGGCGGTCGGTGACACGGGGGTGGGTGTTGATGTCGCCGCCCTCGTTGTGGATAGCGGCATAAGGCACGGGGTTTTCTATGGTGACCTGTCCCGGTGCGGTGGTGAAGGAAGTGGAGCGCATGAGGTGGTTGCGTCGCGAGGTGAGGGGTCCGTACTGCGCCTCGGTGCCCTTGCCACGCTGTCGTAGTGTTTTTTGCCACGGGCGGAGCCCGCCGTCGCGGAAGCCCGAGTCGCGGAAGTTTTGCGTAAAGTGGTTGACGGCGGTGATGCCGACGGCCCGCGGGAGACGGTCGGCGACCTCGCGTAGGATGTCATCTTTGGCACGGGCGATGATGTTGGCGATGTGTTTTGCATCCATATCAGTGGGTTATTAGTGTGTCCTCATAGTCGGAGCGGTTGAAGGCCGAGGCAGAGGAGGCGGGGGTGAGGGTGGTGAAGGTGCCGCCGGGGTGCGAGACGGTGACGCTGTGGGTGTGGGCGTTGAAGGCCTGCACGAGGTCGTTGAGCCGCCGGGTGAGGTCGGCGATGTTGATGAGACCACCGAGGGAACCGCCATTGACGGTGATGGAGGCCGCTTGGTCGACTTGGAGGACGGCAAGGTCGGTGAGGTCGCCGGAGAGGGAACCGAGGATGACGGGCGAGCCTACCTTGGGGGTGATGAGAAGGTGCTGGTCGTTGTCGAGCTCGGAGGCCCGGAGGCGCACGCCTGGTATGTCGATGTTGCCGACGGTGACGGTGCATGTGATGCCGCCCACGGCCTTGACGATGCCCTGGAGGATGGCTACACGTTGGGGGATGAGGGATGCGATGGAGTCGCGGAGTTGTCGGTATTGGTCCATGTTATTGGAGGTTAGGTGTTTTGGGTATTAAGACTATATATTATCTCTTTGGATTTTGGAGATAGGCGGAGCTTTTTGGCTGCGAGTTTTTTGGCTGCGAGTTTTTGGGCTGCGAGTTTTTGGGCGGTGGCGGTATCGGAGAGGAGGTAGGAACTGCCGAACTCGCCCTTGGCGGAGTTGTCGCACGCCTTGGAGACTACGGCACCGTCGCAGGAGGATATCTGAAAGGTGATGCCGCAATGGGAAAGCGTGTGGAGCGTGGTGGCACGGAGGACGCAGTCGGGGTATTCGAGGCGTTCTATTTGCTTTTTTTTCTGCATTTGCGTGGTTTTGTTGGCTTCTGTGAGCATTTTGTGGAGCTCGGGGGCGGTGGTGCAGACGAGGTCGCCGAGCATATTGGTGACGAACGAGGTATTGACGACAGCGCCGTTCTCGTAGGTGATGCTTGTTCCGTTCCCTATGTAGGTACAGTTGGGACGGATAGACGTAAGTGAAGGTGCGAAGAGCAGGAAGCGGATGCCACGGGCGACATAGAAATTGACGATTTTCGCGAAGATGGAGAATGGTGGGTTGTCGATGACCACGCAGTCTTCTGGGTAGTCGAATTGCTTGTAGTCGCCGCCGGGCCAGAAGGGACGGACGACGGGGCGGTCTCCGATGTCGAGGTACTGCCTTGCCCATGAGCATACTGCGTCGTAGACGAGGGGCGGCGTGTAACAGTCGTCGGTGGCCTTTTTGGGTTTGAACTTTTCGACGAATTGTTCGTAGGTTGTATTTTCTCTTGCCATAATGTTTGTTTATTAAAATATTCTTATTATCTTTGCCGGAAAGGTAGTGGAGGATAAACGCGCCCAATGGGCTTAGGACCCGGGTTAACGCATTCCGCTACCTTTTTTGTTTTCTATGTCCGGGGATTAAATCTTCCGGTTTTTTCTTTTCAATAGTATACAAAACCTCCCCATAGCCTTTGTGCATTTTGACGTTTGCCCAATAAGTGTCGCCC